GATTGCCTTGAGGTCTTGTGCGAGTTCTAAGGAGTACTCAGCCTTGAGGGCACGTGACTTCGCAGTAACGGTGACCTTCTCGATCGAGAATGCCATCTCGTTGAAGTGGTTACCAGCGCCATCTCCAAGTGCTTCTGCATCACCAGTATTCATGCCCTGACCTACGTCATAAGCAGAAGTGGTAGCAGAACCAACTGGGTTGAGGATTGATGGGTTGGTGCCAGACTGTGAAGTAGTACCAAAACCAGCAGCAGCGTCGGTGAAGGCGCCAGTGAGGCTACGGCCACTGTTCTGACCAGACCATGCGGTATCGGGCTCATCGAATAGAGCTTCAGTACCAGACTGGTTAGCGTAACGTGAACGCATTGCGAAGATTAGTCCAGTAGGACCAGTCATTGGCTGAACACCAGCAAGATCGTATGCAACGAGATTAGGCATTGCACGTCTGATTAGTGAAATCAGAACGGGATCGAAACCAGCTACTGGACCTGCATCAGCAGAAGAACCTGAGAAACCACCAGTACCAGCAGACATCGTAGGTGATGCCTCGCCAAGGAAGGATTGCTCCTCACGTAGCATTTGCTCTTGGTTCTCAAGAAGAACTGCGGTTACATTTCTTCTGTGTGAATCTTTAATTCTATCTAGACCTTCATAGTCTAGAAGGGGAGCCCACTTTTCAGCGAGCTGATTGTAGTTGATTTGTTGTTGCATTTTAGGTTTACCTTAGTGTTGAATTTTTAAAAAATCACTGCTTCTTAACAGATGATAGAGCTCTTATATAAGCAGCCATTGATCCAGTAGGTTCTTCTACGTGATTAGCTTCTTCTCTTAACTCTTGTACCTGTTCCGATGAAGAACTTACCTTACCGCCGAAGTATGACTCCTTCAGTGTGGTTAGTTTTTCACGATAGCTTTCCTCACTTTCAAACTCAACACCTTCTGCCAAGGTTGCAAGTTTGTCCTTTTGGGACATTGCAAGACCCTCTGCAACATTATTAAGTATGGTTTGAGCGGTTGACTCAGACAGTCTTCTGTTGAGTACAATGTTACGCTCAATTTGCTCGTTGAGTTTTGTCTCCATCTCATCAAGTTTATCTACCATGCTCTCAAGAACATCATATCTATCTTCAGGGATTGATACATAATGATTTTCAAAAAGACTCTTCATGCCTTCGAGGAAGGATTCGGTCATTTCGGTCTTAATGCCCTTCTCGATTTGAAGTGCATTCTCCTCTAACCATTCCTCTGCGACATACTCAAGATATGCATCGAGTCTTTCGGTGAGTTCGACTTTAATTTCATCGACTTCTTCCGAAAGCTTCTGTGCATAAGCTTCTTGGATTTGTGATTCGATATCAGCGATCTTGGTGTTCATCGCCGCTTCAAAGATTAGTTTAGCCTTTTCTCTGAACTCTTCGGAGAGACCCTCTTCGCCGTTTAGAAGAGCATTTACATCCTCTTCAATAGCAGCGTTGACATCAACGATTGACTCAATCTCTTCCTCAGCGATAACCTCTTCGGTCTCGCCTTCAGTTTCTTCGTAAGACATAGCACCCTTCTTAGCAGTTGGCATAGGATCCGCTGAACCAGCACCCTTGTTAACTACATCCTTAACCTGTTTAATGGTCTTGGTAGGAGTAGCAAGTTTGTTGGACTCATCATCAGGCTTCGAGTTCTCGGGGGTAGGACCACCGAGATCTTCAACAGCACCAAGTTGATCAACATACTTAGGAGCAGTTGGCATTGAATCTGCCGCCTTTGCACCCCTAGTTACAGCGGTTTTGGATTGCTTTGTGCCTACTTCCATTTCTTGTAAATCTCCACGAGACATTTGAACTCTCCGGCTAATCGTTGTAGATATCGTAATCTGTATTTATTTATTAAATTAGAGATTTGATAGGAAGTTTTGGAAGATCTCCAATTTCTTCTCATCTAGAATCTTTTGGTCAACAAATTTATTTATTGTTTCCTTAGTCTTTTCGATCTTTTCTTCCAGTTGTAACTGGACTTCTTCGATCGATTTTTCAATCTCCAATACTGCTTGGATATTTTCTTCTACCATGGATGGTTTATGTGCTTTGAGAATACCAGATTCCCAAACCCACTCAACACCTTCCATAATTCCATTGACAAAAGCATCGGGAGCAGAAGGATCAGCAACGATATCTGCTGCGGTTGCAAGCATGAAATCTTCACCTACTACCTTGTAACCTTCGTTTGTATCACGAAGACTACCCATACCTCTTGAGGAAACACCAAGAGTTACACCTTCATCAAGGAGAGACTTTGCGATAACACCCATTGGTGTATCTAAAAGTTTTGCCTTACCGATAAAATTGTTTCCCTCTCTATGGAGATCTACAATCTTATGGGAAACTCTGTCTAGGTTTACAGTAGGACCATCAGGATGTCCAAGCTCACCAAGAGCACGTCCCTTAGAGACAAATGATTCGCAATATCTGGTTACTTCTCTTTCCAGAGTTTCAACAGGATAGAATCTATTATTGCGATTCTTTAGGTTGCCTTGAAGGAAAATACCCTCAATAAACATCGACTTCTTGCCGTCTTTTTCTTCGACAAGAATTTTCGCTGATTCGATTTCTTCTGTAATGAGTTTCATTTTCAGTAAAGCTTAGTTTTCTTCGTCCTCATCATATTCTGGATCTTCTTGATCCTCACCTTCTTCATTCTCTACTTCCTCTTCTTCATTAGATTCAAGTTCATCAGATGTCTCTGGAACTTCATCTTCTAACCAAGGATTTGGACCACCAAACATTGATGCAGTTACAGCAGGTCGAATTACTTCAATGTTATCTGCTGCTTTAGAATAAAGAATATCTTTAATCTTAGAATGAATATCCGTTGGGGAATCATTCTGGGCGATCATATCAATTAAATCATCCATAACCAGTTTAATAGTATGTCAGTAATTATTTATATCTCACCACCTTTGGGCATTTCTGGAGCTTGTGTTGCAGACCCATCAATTCCAGGTTCTGTAATTGGCTGTCCCATATCCATTCCTAGAGAGCTGCCCATTTCAAGAGCCTGGACCTCCATTGGATCAATGATCTTTCCATCTTTGATCTCTTTCTTAATCTGTTTATCAATCTCAATAATCTCTTCATCCTTTTGCTTAAGAATATTTCTTCTTACATAGTCTAGAGAGAAATACTTACCAATATAAGGATCTACAGCAGCAACTACACCAAGTCTTTCATTGAGTAGTTCTGTTTCTTTTAATTCAGCGAAGTGATTGTCATAGATATAATCATATTGGATATGATCGGACAGGATTGCCCAGTCTTCGGGAGTTACAATATTCTTGAGAACCAATTGAGTTCTCAACATATCACTAAAGATATTTGAGAATCTCTTTCTCATTCTTCCGACAAACTTGGTGAACTTTATTTCATCTCTCAGAATTTCTGAAGATCTACCAAGATTAAATCCTTCACCAGAACCAGCGATACGCGACTCGGGAACTCCAAGAGATCTATAAAGTTTCTTTTGGAAATACTCAATGTCAGATAGTTCTCCTAAGTTCTGACCACCAGGAAGTGTGGTGATTTCTGTACCACGACCACCTTCTCTTCTAGGAAGCCAGAAATCCTCAAGCATGGACATGTACTTCTTATCATCACGAACTTCACCAGTCGCAGCGTTATAAACCAGTTTATTTCTATAACGGTTCATAACTTCGCGGAGATATTGTTCCGCTTTGATCTTGGGTAGATTGCCTACGTCAATGTAGAAAATTCTACGTTCTGGAGCACGTGATAATCTGTAGATAACAAGAGAGTCCTCAATCATTCTAAGCTGATTGAGTGCCTTAATTGATTTGTGTAGATAAGAAAGAATAGTCTGTTTATTTCTATCTACCAATCCAGAATGGCAGAAAGTAATAGAATCGGGTGCAATTTTGATTTTCTGCATCGCTGTTTGGTGGAACGATTGCCCACCAATTGCACCTAGGTTATTTTTGGATTGATTTGCACCAGGATCATACAAATAGTATTCTTCAATCTCTGGGTTAGCTAATAATTGAGATTCTGTATTTCTATTTGTTACTCTATTAATAGCTCCATTGAGGGATTTATCGTCCTTTAATTTTCTTACATACTTAATTTTAAGTGGATCAATATATCTTACTTCCTTAATTCCATCTGCGGGATTGTTTATATCAATAACTTTGTGATAAAATACCCTTCCATCAACGTACCAGTTTCTAAGGATCTCATGGCACTTCTTATCGAAGTCCATAAGTTCTTTAATATGTTTAAATTCTTCTCTAATTAATTCTTTTAGCTTTTCTGAAGCTGGAAGATTTGATAAGTCAATTTGAACAGGCGAATCATTTTGATCCGATACGATCGCTTCGTTGATAATATCTTCAATAGCAGCATCTACTTCTGGATGCAATGCCATTTCTCGATATCTTTTGATCAGATCAAACTCTGATTTATAGACACCATCGATGTCTACATACTGCCCATAAAAACCACTAGATACATAATAATCCGACGAATCTTCGTCGGACCTAGGTACTGGAGAGACGACCCCCTTTGATTGGGAGTCGTCTTCCTTAATCTTAAAACCAAATAATTTAGCCATCTATCAAAGAAACTGGGCTCTACCCAGTTATTTATTCATCAAACCTCCTGGGAATCTGGAGTAGATACTGGCTCTCCTTCAGATTCAAAGATGTTAGCGTTATTACCGTTGTAAGCATCCCACCACTGAACTTGGAGATCTACAGTAAACTCTTCAATGGTGTCGGATTGATCGTATGAAAGTTCAATCGCACTTACATTGGTTGGGAACACACCATGGAATACATACTTCTTAAGAACTGGGAAGTTGTCAGCAGCAGCTGGAAGACCACTGGTTAGATTCGATGGGCTGATCACTGTGGTGCTATCAATGGTATTTCTACCCAACTGATAAACAATAGCATCCTTCTGATACTGGACTGGGTTGATAACACCAGTTGCATTATCGTGTTTGTTGATTCCGTTCATCCATTGCTCGAAAGCATTTCTGATATCGAACGATACATCATTGATAATTGTTACGGTCCAGATATCGAATGTTCTGTCACCAGCAATCTTAAGATTTCTTCCTCTGAAAGGAACGTCAATGACGTTGATATTGGATGCGGGTAGATTTGCAGCCTTTACAAGAAATCTTGAGTTGTGAAGTGTTTCGTTTGAAACGTTTACGTAACTTGGAAAAGCAAGCTCAACCTCAAATAGATTGGGTCTTGCAGCACCACCGATTAGTTTCGATTTGAAATCCTCAATGGTTCTGTCCGAAATTTTTGGCGGATTGAATGAATTGCTAGCCATTTTTAATTGCCCTCTTAGTGATTATTTATTGAATAGATCGAGATCAAGCAGTACCAATGACTTCATCAAAACTGATGCCAGTTCTGGTAGCAACGAAGGTTAGACCAATGAAGTTGATTGATCTTGCAGGTTTTACAAAGATGTCGGCCTTAAATTGGTTTGCATCAATAACATCTGGAGTGTTATTGCTCTCATCACAGATAACAACGAAATCACTGATACCTCTCTTAGCCTTAACATCGCGGAGATATGGTTCAACAATGTTCAGGAAGTTGGTTCTTGTGAGAACGTCATTAAACTCAAAGAGTTGAGCTCTTGCAGCTCTCTCAATTGTAGCCTCAATAGTGAGGAACAAACGACGAACGTTGATTCTGTCGAACGCAGAAGATTCCTTGAGGGCAGTCTTGTCACCAAACATAACCATTCCAGCACCAGCAGAGAAGATAACTGGGTTAATTCTCTTAGGATAGAGTAGGTCTCTTTGAGCCTGTGATGGGTTGTATGCAAGTTTAATTGCATTGTTGATAACACCTCTCTGGGATCCAGCGGGTGAGAACCATGGGAAGGAGTTGATGGAAGTTCTTGCCATCAATCCAGCAATATCACCATTCAGAGGAACATATCTAAAGGTATTGTTGAAACGATCAAACTGATACTTGTAACCAGAATCAAATACTGCGTAGGAGCTTGAAGCAAGACTATCGTAGAACTTGATAATATTATCAGTCTGATTGTCACTGTTGGTTAATCCAACAACGCCAGATCTGTAAGGAGAAATACATGCAATGCAATCCTTACGGGTTTGTGCGATCTGGATTAGTTTGTTAGCCTTTGCCTGTGCCTCATAGATTGAGGATCCACCAGAAGGACCATTCAATAAGTAATTGATTGAATACTCTGCAGGATTCTCAATAACAGTATATGACCCAATAATATCGCCCAATGCTACATTATATCTTCCGACTGAACCATAGTCATTACCATTTCCGAGAGAATGGATTTGAGGACCAGCACCATTGAAGGTAACTCCCTGTGCATTTCCTCCCCAAACTCCAGTGTTATCTACTGTCCAACCTGCACCCCCAGAGGTGAACTTAAGTCCAACACCAGTATGAGCGGCTCCAACGAATACATAATCGGAGTAATTTGCGATATAATCTTTATAGTAAACTGCGGTACTTGGAGAAACCTTAGCATCTGCAGCCTTAGAAAGACCAGTCCACTTCTCAACGATGTTTCCAGCACTTCCTGTTACTTTACCGTTGTCATCAACGACAACAACATGTACTTCATCAAATCTAGAATTTCTTTCCTTAGCATACTGAGATGTTGTGGGCTTAGGAGCGAGATTCTTCCAATATACGGTTAAGTTGTCTAGACCTAGAGTTTGTTGGTTGTACCAATCAACAGCAGTGTTTCCAGTTCTTAGTTGTAGACCACTTCCAATTCCACTCATTACGATGAAAGAAGTGTTAGCAAAGGCAACGCCAGCAGTGGTATCCATAACAATTCCACTGCTTCCATCTGTTGTGAATCCAGTAACGTTTCCAGTATAGGTTCCGTTTAGTGATTTAACTTGGTCACCAATTGTAATTTTCTGTGTATCAAGATCGGTAGTGAAATTGATTACGGTTGAACCAAGACCAACAGCAGCGGCAAATCTTGTTCTTTCTAATCTAATTTGATTTCCACTAGTATCGAAAACTCTATAACGGTTTGGATGGTTTGATGTATCAGAAACTGCAAGACCAGCAACGTAATCCTCAAGACCAGAATCGTAACCTAGGAAAGCTCCAGTTGAGGATCCTTCCTCATAATCTACACTATACCACTTATCTTCTGTAGTGATATACTTAGAAAGAACTTTAACATCAATAGCATTTACATGGACTTTAGTAACTACACCCTTAAGGTAACCAGTCTCAATTCCAACAGTTCCGTTAGATAGTGCAACAGACGTTGAGAAACCAGCAGTAATTGCATATCCAACCTGAATTCCATCAGTACCGATTGCAAGTCTCTGGTCCGACTGTCCATCAATCACACATATTTTGAGTTCGTTGGCCCAGCTACCTGGGTTTCTAGCAGCGTAGTACCAATCAGAATCTGTAGTGTGATTGTTGTAATAATCTTCCGAAGATGTAATTTGAAGATCAGTTAGAGCAACACCAACTGGAACGTTGGCATTTGACAGGTAATCGTTGCCCGATCTGATGACTCTTAAAACTCCACCATAGGAAAGGTAGGATGATGCTGTCATCCAATACTCGTATTGATCATCGGTAGATGATGGCTTACCAAAGGTAGCAAGTAGATCTTGTTCGGTTTCTACCAGGATGGGCACGTTAACTGGGCCTTTAGCAAAAGGACCAGCAATTGCTCCTACCTGATCATTGACATCATCAATTCTTCCAATAGTAAGATCAACTTCCCTTACTCTGACCCCTGGTGATACTAAATTGATAGCCATGTTAGTGCCTCTTGAAGAAGTTCATTTTCCCTAAGATTATTTATTAAAAGCACATTTTTATTGGGGAAACAATGAATGAACACCCTACCAGTCAGGATAATACCAACGAAGATCATTTCGTTGGTATTTTTTATCTTGTTGTCGTTTAGTTGCTATTCTTTCTTTAGTGCAGTCTTTACACTCATATGAATATGATGATGGACCACTACCTTTTCTTGTTTTATAAAAATCTGTTACTAGATCTTTTACCTGTGTACATACCCTACATCTTCTTTCGTGAAGAAGCAGATGACCAAATTCAAACTGATCATCTATATCCATCATAGGTATTCCCACATATATGATCTGTCACCGTATTCATCTAAATGCCATCTATCCCCATCGTTATCCACAAATGATGTATCATCTAATCCATCACTCATAAATCCAAAAGGAGCCATGTCTTGTTCAATCTGATCTCTTTGATCATCATAGACTCTCTTCCGTATGTCATCATCGGACATTTCTTTGAAGTAATCTTGAATAACCAGCCAAGCAAAAATGACCAAACACATTGCTAGATCATCATTACATCCTTCTTCTGCTTCAAATGAGTTTGCCTTTTCGATGAAGGTAGTTAACTCTGCAATAATGTCATAGTCATTAATAATAAGTTTATCTGCTTCAATAAGAGTTTTAAGGTTTAATGCACCTACCTTTTTAACTGTCTTGGACATCTTAACTCCCAACTGAGTCTTTTTGCCAGAGAATCCTTGTCCAACCAATTGACCTGCTCTGCCACGCATAGAACACATCAACAAATTTTGATACTCTAGATCATAGTTTATAATTGAAGCAACTTGATCTCCAATATCATTAACCTCGCATAAAATGTATGCGTTATTATATGCCTTAGCAAATTCCAAAATAACGTTTGGAAATAACATTGGTTTTATAGTATTATTTCTGTACTTAGCAACAACTTTATATGGGAAAGCCGTTGTATCATATACAATAAAAGCCGAATAATCTTTTTCTACACCTCTTGCAACGTCAACGGTCATGATATAGTTGTGATCCTTCTCTGGATTACAATAAATCTCTCCCCCACGTTCTCCTCTGCCAATAGGTTCATCATAAGTCATTGACTTAAGTTTTGCAGGAGCAATCAAGGTATCAATAGATCCTAAGAACTCACATTCAAACTCAACACGGAACTGAGCTTCTGAAGTGTTTTTGATTGTCTGTTCTTTCCACGCTTCATCACGACCAGGAACTTCTGACCAATGAACGTCCGTAGTTACATATTCATTCCTACCAAGTTCAGCATCATGCCATAACCTGTAAAAATGATTCATACCCTTGGGGGTAGAAACGATGATAACCTTCGTAGATTTACCAGATGAAATCGTAGGATATACAGAACTGAAGAAGTCGTCTGCAATATGGTTTGGAATGAACGCAAATTCGTCCAAGAAGATGATGTTGAATGACATGCCTCGGACAGCAGATGCAGATGTCGATGCAGCAATGATCTTCGATTTGTTTTCTAGTTCTACAGAACCTCTGTTCCAAACTGCGACACCTTGTTGCATCCAATGGGGTAGTGCTTCGTATGCAGTTTGTAGTCTACCTAAGAGTTCCCTTGCGGTAGCGGCTTTGTTTGCAAGAATGCCGATATTAACACTATCATTAAACAATGCATAGTGAAGAAGATAAGATACAACAGTCGTTGACTTACCTGACTGTCGAGGCATTTTGCAGATGTTGAATCTGTTTTCGTGGAAATTCTTTACTAGTTTTTCCTGAAAGGGATACATCTCAAAAGGGACAAGACCCTCATCAAGATTGATAATCTTTATATAATTTTCTGTGAAATAAACAGGATCACTTTTACACTTAAGATATTCCGATATCTGTTCTTCTGTAAACTGAATGGGAACGTTAGTTCTTTTTAGATTCGGATTACCAAGATATATTTCATTATCTGTAGGCATAACTAATTTTCAATAACAATTAATGGTTTTGTTGGATCTTTGAAACTTGGCGCAAAGTATATGACCTTTCCAGTTGGGTATATCTTTTCTAGTTCATATTGAACATCTCTTTTAAGTGGTCTGCCTGTTTGTGGGAAGAACATTTGAATGGTCTTCGACATGCCTCTAAAAATAAACGTTACGGAATACGTTGATCCATATTGATTCAGTCTTGTATAGTCTTCCTTGATAGAAGATTCTCCATGCTCTGTTGAAGATTCGATATCGCGTTTTTTCTTGGAACCCTTTGACTTGGATTCCTTTCTTCCATCTGACTTGGAGGATGATTCATCATCGCTTTCATCGTCATCTCCATTGCTATTGCAACTATATGACTTCTTGGTTTCTTCCTTGACGAGCCATTTCCTAAGATCTTCATTTACTATTTGCCTATACGATTTCATCGACCAACTGCTTTTTAGCTATTTAGATTTATTATCTTTCAATCCCTGCTTCAGCAACTTCTGTAATTCTGAAGTTGATCCCACAAATACTGCATTGTTGGTGACATTTGTGGTTACTTTTGGATCGTCTCTCTCAACATCTTTTAGCTTCTTCTGAAGATCCATAAGTTTGTCTGCAGTATCACCAACACTCTTAATCAACTGTCCAGCAACTTCATATGCTCTAGGAGAGTCTGATTGTTGAGATACTTCTAGAATACCATCTATTGCTTCTTGTCCCTTTTCAATTAAGGAATAAAGCTGTGCTCGTGTATATTCATAGTCCCTTCTAATTTCTGGGATGTCTCCATTCTTATTCAGTTTTCCAGTCTCTTTCTTTTTTTCTATTTTTGATTCTACTGGTGTAGATTCAATATCAAGAGCATCATTTATGGGATCAAAATTATTCATAGATCTCTATCCACAGACTGACTTACACTATATACATATCCATCGGAATCGTAGTCATATCTAGTCTCTCCAAATCCAAAGTCATCGCCTTCTTCGATGAGATCATTATCGACATAATTGACAACATTGATCTGAGTCGCAATATCATGAGTGGCAATTGAAGTTCCAAATTCTCCTCTAATAACAGTGATGCGATTTCCATCTTTGGATTTGATTTTCATTACTTCCTTATCAATTTCAATGTAATCATCCACATTGAATGGAACAGCTGAAGATATATTGAATGCCGTTACCTTATCTGTAACAATTTCTGAAGTTTGCGCTGTGTTGTCATTGTTGTAATCTGTAACAGCAACAGGAACAGCTGTGTATCTAACTTGTCTAGTTGCTGTTCTGGTATTTGCAGTATCGGAATAAAAGTCCGCTTGTACCTTTTTGATAAGTCCATCACTACTTGCATTGATTGGACCAAATAGGTAACTCTTACATGTGAAGTTCAATGTGTAGACAAGTGATCTTCTTGTAGTGAAGTCACCCTCATAATTATCATCCATAGAGATGCTATCTAGTGTAATGGGCATATCTCTTTTCTCACCAATCACACTAACTAAGTCTATAGTTAGATTGAATGATGGTTGGAAGTATGGTAGAATCTGTTCAAGTATTTGGAGAGCATCTTCATTTAGTTTTGCAAGGATACTCAACTGAATATTAAAATTATATGGTACGGGCATGTAACCCTTTACCAATTTAGAAGATTCTTTATTTACAGCTTTGAATGTTTGCATAGTAGAAACTTTTCTACTAGCGTCATATGAACAACCAATCAACTCAAACGACATTCTGGGAAGTGTGAGAGCACCAGCAGGACGACCTGGTGTTCTTAGATCTCTACTTTGTTCCAATCTTGCAAGAAATTTCTGTGTTGGCCCATATGAAATAGGGACACGCAAAACACTAACGGTTTTATCAGAACTATCTTTATGTTGGATCTCAATGTTGTTGAATAGAGTTCCAAATGAAACTATTGTTTTACGAATAATTTCGTGATAAAAGTGATTGGTTAACATGATATTTGCAAGTAGTAAAACTATTTAGAATTCGCCAAAGGGGTTTCTTTCTGTGAAATCAAGTATATTATCTGCTTCCAATTCTATCTCATCATTTTGAGCAAACTCAATATTTTCTAGTTGGTTCTCAATTTCAGAAATTTTATAACTAGCTCCTATTCCAACAATTGTTTCTCCGATAGCAAAGTTTCCACTAGGAGCAGCAACCCTTAGAATTCTTTCAAGACTGTCCCAAGACTCTACATATGCACTCGTTCCAGTAGAAACTCCTCTAACGACTTCATTGATATTAAAATCACCAAAGAATGATTGTTTAACCGCCTCAACTACAAGGTTAGGTGTGAATGTATATCCAGCACCAGCATTTGCATATCTAATCTGAGTAACAGTTCCAGCAGTGCTTACAACAGCTTCTGCTTTTGCGTTATTGATATTTGAAGATACTCCAACAGAAGTTGGTATGAATATAGAAGTTATACCAACTTGAGGTGTAAAAGTATACCCCTGACCTCCAGTAGATATTGATACTGGTCCAAGAACTCTTTCACTTATAACACAAGTTGCTATCGCTCCAGCAATTGCTTCTCCACCAGTAAAGGTTACTGATGGTGGTGTAGTGTATCCAGTTCCAGGATTTATTAGAAGAACTCTATCGATAGCTTGATTACGAAGAGAATCACTTCTACTAGTCATTATAGCAACTGCTGTTGCCTGTTGTCCCAACTCTGGTTGTTGAATATACATCAATGGATCGGAAATGTATCCATTACCACCGTAGACAATATTTAATCCAGAGACTTCTCTATTTGAATTTAGAGTGGCTTCTACTACGGGATATTCATTATTTTGGTTGTTTACATACTGTGCTGTTACACTTGTTTGGGTATCAATCTCTTGTTGAGATTCATTTGTTGGAACTAAAGTTGATGAACTAGACCTAAATGCAGTATCATTAGTTATGCTAAATGTCAAATGATCTAAGTATCCCTCAAATCCTCTGGTAATTGAATTCAGTTTTCCCTGACCAAGGGTATCCGATCCAATTCTTAATCTATTTCCACTAAAGAACATAATTGGATCTGCATTTGTATACGTTGTGCCTTCATTTCCATTTACAGATAATTTTGCATCTAATCCAACTTGTTCCACTCGTATAAAGTTCCAGGAGTTTAGTGTCACACTATTTGGATTCTCTATACCAGTTGTTCCTGTAACAAATACCATATCCCCATTTGGTCTATGGTATAATTTAATTCTTTCGGACCACAAAAGCACTGCACCAAAATTAGGATCTGGATCTAATTTTGTTGGATAATACCACATACTAAGAACAAGTCTTCCGTCAGCAGTTGTTCTGGAATCGATATTTCTAGTAAAGTTGAAGTTTGCATCTATAACATTATTGTAACTACTATGATGCAATGAATTATTACCAAATTTTATTTGGTTGGATACTGGTCTATTCGGTGGAGAAAATGTAACGGTTGGTATTGTTATGTAATTTGTTCCGCCAAAAGTTACAGATACTTGTTGAACCGATGAGTATGACGCTGTTGCAATACCAGTTGCCTGTTGTCCTCTAGTTGGTTTTGATATTGTTACCTGAGGTGTGGATAGATAATGCCCTTCATTAAATAGTTGAATATACTGTACAGATTTAGTTCCTACTACTGTGGATGCCAGTGAGACAGAAGCTAAGGCATTTGATGAAGAATCCTGGACCATTTTCAGACTTATTAATTGTCCACCAGCACCAATAGGACTAATAATGTCTTCACCATTAACACCTCTTTCTGTTGATGGTAGAGTGATAATTTCATCTTCATATTCGAAGAGCTCACACTTCAACTCATACATGTAGAGATCATTGAGTTGATAGAATGGTAATTTGGTTTCTACGTATTTAACTTCAAAGAGACCATTATCAAGAGGCAAATAGATTAGATCTCCCTCTTGTGGTCTTGTAGTTACTTTTATTTGTTCTGCTGGGAATAACTTAAGAAATGGTGTAATGAAATCATCATATCTTTCCTTAGATACAACTAATGTAATTTCATCTTGAGCTCTAACTCCAAATTTTGTGAGGATTTCCGAGTTACCTCCAAAACCATCATAATTCATTAAGTACGCTTCAAGTCTGAATTCATCGTCAAATCTTGAGGATGTAATCTCTTTTATTACAGTATTCTCATTGATGATCTTTCTAGGAAGATACAAAACATCTTGACCAAACATTTTTAAATGTTCGTTTACCAAGTCTTGAACAAGTCTCTGTTCGCTTGGTGAACCGTGTAGAAAGAATGGATTTAATGGCATTATCCTATCATGTCTAGTGGTGGCATTGCGAACTCGGACATCAACTTCTGTTCAAGTTCTTCAATCTCTCTTATGGCATCATCATATAACTGTCTTCCATTCATCTCCAATCCACCAGGAAGTTTGACTCCTTGAAACTTAATTAAGTTTTGTCCCCATTGTCTCTTAATTAATGATGTGGCATATCTCTTTAACCAGGAGTCATTATATACTGCTGTTGAACTATTTGGATCTACTACTCGGTAACAATCGAGAACCAGATAGTGATTATCTGAAAGAGAGTTCAAATCGATATCTAAATATAAACGACTGTTCTTTTTGTTGAATCTTATTTGAGCGTCAGGATTGATTAAGAAATCCAAAGTCTCAAGGTAAGATTTAACCATACCATAGTTTAGAAGATCTATTGCCCCATAGTAATATAGATCATTCAAAAATAACTGGTACTTAATGTTGAATAATCCATCAGAAACCGATGATGAATCAACTT